TTTTTTGACATTGCATAAGCATCATTAAGTTCTTTTATTCCAGCCGTAGCCATGGCGTGTGCAGATGCTGATTGTTTAAAAACTTCGTTGAGTTTATTTTGGGATTCGTTAAGATCAGAAGCATCTTTCGTCATTTTGTTAACAGCAACCGCAGCAGCCCCAACGGCTACGGTCATAGCAAGCCAACCAGATTTTAATTTGCCCAATCCGGTTGTTAGTTTCCCGCCTGTTTTCTCCGTATTGCCAAGAGAATTATTGAGTTTATTAATATTACCGACGGCCTGATCTGTTGCGGCTTTGATTATTAGTCTGACTTCGTCCGAGGTTGCCATATGTATTGCTTTCCGCTTCTAAAACTTTATTTTTATACGCGGACATTTCTATAAACCATCTATGATCCATTTCTAAAACATATTCATAGTCCCGATTATAGAATAAACAAAATCCGCATATTACATTAATTATATCTAAATCTAACTTTCTGCTTGGAGTGGCTTTTTTTTTGAGTCCTTCGCCGACTCTTTAGCCTCTTGTAGTCGCTCCATTGTTTCTTCAATGCTCGTATCCGCGAATATATTATTGATAATCGCAGTATAAACATTAGTGTCAATTTCGTTAAGAAAACTTTCAACATCAATTTCAGGTTGACGAATTTTAAAAATATCGGCAAGAATATTTAATCCTTCTTCCATGCGCGCGAGTACATCTTCCGATTGGTTGCATTTTAGGAGTCTTAAATACAGTTTTGTTGGTATCCCTGCCGGTATTTTATAAATATTATCACCGATTGTGAATTGTTTATCTTCCCGTTTAAGTAAATTTGTATTCAATATTTCTGACATATAACCTCTTAGTATGTTGTAGTTGCGTTATTTATTGTGATCTGACATACATAACTTGTAGTTGTGTCCTTAATTGCGCTTACATTTATTTCCTGACCTATTGCCTCTATGCTTCCTACCTGCGGAGTATTGCTATTAAAGTACGCACAAGGTATATCAATTTTCATTGAGTAAGTAGAACTACCTGCTCCCGCGATAGTAACACCGGAATCAAGAAAAATAGAAATTGCAGTCTTTGTATTCTGAATAAATCTGTTATAAGCTGTAAGAGTGTCAAACTGCTGATTAAGTTTTAATGTAACGTCCCTTCTAAGCGGAGGCAATGCGAAAATATTTGCCGAACCTAAAACCCTTTGTTCTGCTAAGTTGTTCGCGAGTGAAAATTCAAATCCGCTTATGTACTCTGTGCTTACTGCGCTGATTGTAATACCTGTTTGAAATACAACCCCTGTGAAATTCAAAGGATTTATATTCGTAAAACTTGCTGTAAGTGAATCAGAGCATGTAGTCCCATAACGTCCCATAAGTTCAAAGGTAGCTGTGATTGGAGAACCTACTTCGCCCTTAATAGTCATAGTATTGACTCTCATGCCTTTATACTGCCACAAATTCGTAGAGCCTCGTCTTGCTGTAACTGTAAGCCCTTTAATATCCGCTGCGCCTGATGTACTTTGATTACTTTCCATGTTACCAACATTAAATACATGAGCTATCGCTCCGGCGGCTATTGTTGTAGCCCCTACAGTCCCACCCATTGCCTGTTTAATAAGATACGCAAATCCATCAGAAGCCACATTTAAAGGAGCTTCTATTGATCCGCTGACAGTCTCATTACCAGTCATTCTCCGGGTAAAATCTCTTGTTGTGTTTATTTCCTCACGTCTTTGTTCTTCTCTTTCCTTTAGAAAAGATTCTGACGTAAACTCTATAAACGTTGTAGCCGTAGCTACTGTACTATAGGTTGTTTCCTGCGCTATCCCTAAAAATGAATCATATCCTAAAAATGGATTACTATTCCCTACTGACATCTTCGTTCACCTCTAAAAAACTATTACTATTCCCGTTTTTTATCTTCAGTAAGTTTCTGGCCTCGCCATCCGTAACCTTTAAAACATTATCGCCAGACGGAAGCGTAACGCCTCCCCTATGATAAGTAAGATAAGGTATAACGATTGGTCTATGATCTACATATTTAATTTTCATGCTGCCACCTGATGAAATAAGTCTGGCGGGAGCGTTCTCACAAGTACATCGACAACAGGATTATTTTTTAACACTTCCTGAAGCCTCGTCTCGCCGTCCTGTGCCGTAACTTTAATATTAACAAGTCTTGTGCTTATAACATGATCCATTTCCTGTTGAGTAAGCTTTCTTTGCGCACTTGTTTTAAGTGTTTTCTTTATGTCTCTATAAGGTATATTAACAAGTCCGCCTTTATAGCATTTAAATATTTTCTTTTTATTCGGAGCTATGATCATATTTATAAAATCACTTAACCAACGAGCCGTGAATAAAAGATTCTGAGATGTACAAACAAATTCCCCATCCGTGTCTATCATCTGATGATGGTTCATGTACCAACGCTTATCAGAATCCTCGCCACAATAATAATTATCGTTAATTCTCCAACATGAGTCGTATCCTGCGAGATGATATTCATCGTATAGTAAATAAGTAGTAGCATATACAAGCACGCTGTTTCCTACATTTGAACTTGCTTTTACAAACTCATGACAGCCGGATATTGGAGCAAATATTTCTTCAGTCTTGATGTTGTCCTGATTTACAAAATAAAATATTTTACCTTTCCAGTTCTCTGCCCATACTGGGTTAGCTGTAACATTAGTCATCAGGCAAATATCCTCAGTCTGATCTATCCACTTTTCACACCATTTTTTATAGTCAATTGCAGCATCTGCTAAAAACACAAACGAAGGCTTAACTCCATGATCGAGTAAATATCCCATTGCTTTGTCGACACACAAGATGTCTACTGCTTCATTCTTTTCTTTCATGTCATCAACAATGTATTCAAGGCTCGGAGAATAAGCGCAGCAAATAGCCTTTCTTCCTATTCCATGCCCATAAATACGTTGATTAGAAAATCCCTTATCTTTTAAAATCTCTCCGTTACGCTTTGCATGAGAACGCCATGTGCTTTCCCATTGCTTCATCGCGCCCCGTGACTGCTTCAATACTTCTTCTTGCGATAGCATTTTCTACCTCTTTTCAATATTTATCCTCGCTTCTTTACTGACAGCGACATCGCCGATCTGGCGTTATAAGTGCCTTCATCTGTAATGAAGTCTATTCCATTTATCAAACAACTGTCAACTGTATTTGATAATGTGACATAATTTCTGAATAATTTTGTTAGGTTTTGAGTAAGCTGAATCATTTCATTATCTGTTTCTTCGTACTTCTCTGTTGCCACCCCGTAGTCAGTTACAGCTACAATTCTAAACTGCGCTTCCGTATCTCGTCTTGCTGTCATCCCCAGTTCCATATGAGCATCATTAACTCCCTGAAGTTCTACGAATATAGCCGGATAATTTATATTAAGCACTGGAACTCTTGACGCGCTCCCACCTGATATGACCTGCACTCTGCCTTTAAGGCTTGTGCTTATATCGTAAGAACTTGTTGTAGTATTGTTCTTATCAATCAAGTTTTGAAGACTGTCTTTAATGCTTAGTATATTAACTGACATTTAACCTTTTATATAATTTAATAATTCTGTTAAAAATTTAACTCTTAATTTAGCGTTAACCCACATAAATGATCTTATTGGTAAATACTTTGTACCGTATTCGTGAAACTTAGCATACTTCGTTTTAGTAAATACTCTTGCTTCTGTATTATTCGCAGCCCATCTAATAGAATTTCTCAACTTCCCGGTATCCTGAAGCATCTTTGAACCGCCTCTTTTAGTAGGTCTTTCAGATACTCTTGCACTGCCTTTTTTCCATCGTTCCCACTTCCCACCGTCTTCATTTTGTTCTATTGAAAAACTATTTATAACATCTTTAAAAGCCTTCGCTCCGATAACGTCCATTGCGAATCTCGGTACTTTAGCACGTTCTTTCATATCTTCAAATCTGCGCTTAACTACCTTTAACGCGGATGTATCAACTACGAGCATCGCTTATTCCGTCTAAAAGATCATCGTTAAATTTCCATTCTGTAGCATCATCAACATCGAAAAATGGCTGATAATCCTGAGTGTTTGAACTAACCATATCCACAATCTCCTCAGTCTGCACGGGAATTGCGCTTCCAGATGTATCCACTAAATCAATATCGCCATTCATTATGGCATCAAGATTTTCTAAAGCTCTGTCCTTGAACTCTTCAAGGTATTCACTCTTATTCTGCGCATCCTGAGAATAAAACGATCTCATTGTAAAATAACACACAATATCTTCCGCGATAGTGCGTACAAAAGGCGGTACAGGATCCAATGGAACACTGTACCGCCTCGCACACTTACCGTCGATCAAGCCATCTGCACGCCTAATGTGTAGTGCTATCACGCTTGCGCATGTAGAATAGCCTGCAGATGTGCTTGTATCGGGTAATTTAGGTAATGCTGTATAAATAGCTGTTGCTGAACAATAAGCCATTATTTACCTTTTCTTTTATCAGATTTCTTGGAAGCCCCGGAATAAAGCAACCTACCATCTTTATACAATCCTGTAAGTCTGCTTTTAACAACTCCGTTTCGATAAGTAACATGCTCAACGATCTTTTCCTTAACTGCGTTTCGCGGGTCTTTCATCTTTTCCCGGTCAACTCTAATGTCCTTGATCTGATCGTCTTTATAGGATTCATCATTGAGCTTTGTTACTCTCGCATCTTCTTCCTGCATTTTCTTCTTTTCAATATCTTCCATATTCCCCTCTTTTATAGTGTTACCGTCTTAAATAAATAAGCGGTTAAAGTACAAATAACTTTTGGCGATGCCATGTACTCAACTTCTATCCAGTCCGCTCTCACTTTATTATCAAAATACTTATAAACGTTATACGGTGTGCCGTATGACTTCTGTCTTAGTATATGAGCTGTAGTAAGTTTCTTAATACCCGGATTAGATTCCTGATACATGAACAATGCGTCTGCTGGCCATATTGCCGATGATGTAGCTGCAAGGCCTTCATCGTTTGTTTCATAATAAGCGGTCCCTACAAATAGATTATTAACGTCAAAAATTGAAGCAAGAATCTGTTCTGTTAATATCTTATCTTTTGTATAAGCAAGCCTATTATAAACATTAGCGTTTTCCTTTAACGCAGCGAGTACGTCCCAGTTAATTACGCCTGTGTTAATACGTTTCCCGGATACCCCTAATACGTAACCAGTCGCAGACAATACGTTTTGTATTGGTGCAGAAGTCGTGGTATTATATCTCCAGCTTGTCACAGATGTAAGAGTCGCGTTACTTGAAAATGTAGTAGTCGTAAACAAAAGGTCTGAGCATGTTTTTTCCATTCTTAAATTAAGTTTATCTGTTAAAAACTCTACCGTATCATTATCAATCGACCCCGGAAGATCGGAATTGTCCCGGTCTCTCTGCGATACATTGTCCTTCAGAGCGTGTCTATCTATAACATAAGTCGAGGTTGACGCGCTCCAGCTTACCTGATTGGCTGCGGTTTTATCCGCTCTGGCTGTGCGTTCAAGCCTGAAATTCTTATTGTATATCCAGTAATGCCCCGAATCTTCTTTCACGGGAACTTCACCCATGAACTTATTCCAAATGTACTCCTCATTTTTAAATGCAAGAGCTACATTACTTAATGCTTTGCTAACACTTAATGAACCTTCTGGCATAATATTCCTCCTATGTTGCCGCTAATGTTACGTTAATAAACGGGTACGGTGTAGGATTAACAAATACTGAAATAACGCTATTTGTAGACCCATCCTGTAAAGCCCTGCCCAATATCGTAAAGTTAGTTGATGTGATATTTGCTGTTAATGTCTGTGCGAATCCAACTGGCTCAATCTGCCCTCTACGGGTAGTAGTTGAAGCCCCCCTATAGGCTGCTATAAAACTAAATGCTGGAACCGAACATGCACATATTGCTTTGCTAATTCCAAACATTCTAACGCTACATTCTGCACTATTTGCCGACATTGCTCTTGTTTGGTTAATGCCGATAACATGATGAGCATTCATTGATCCAGCAGTCGTAGAATCATTTGTAATATATGCAGTCCAGTCTCCGCTTGTAGTTGTTGGGCCCGCGCCTACGCACAAAAATTCGCTTGTAGAAGTCTTTACACTTGCGCCTGCGTCCATTGTGACGTCATACTCTAAACCTATTCCTTTAATAGCCATAATTATTCACCTCTCTCAAGCTGACTCTGAACTATTAAAAGAGCGTCTTTATACTTAACGTCTTTATGCTCAATGATATACTCTTTAGTTTTCTTGTCCTGAATTTCGTCTTTCTCGATATCATTCATTTCTGAATATTTCTTTACCTTTTCAGGTTTAGAAGTCTGATAAGATTCAGTTTCAGTAGAAATGAGCTTCGGCATATCTTTCATAAGTTCCTGAACAGATGTGAAATCTTTTCTTGCCAGCACAGTGTATTTCTCAACCTGCGAAGGAAGAATCTTAATTTCTTTTACTTGTTCATCGATAAACAGCTTGATTTCTTTTTCTTTTGTTTCCTGTTCTTTAGCTTCAATGTCTAATGTCAGCTTTTTAATCTGACTTTCAAGGTTACTGATTGACTCTTTATGCTGAACAATAGTTTTATCCTGTTCTGCTATTTTGAGTTCATAATCTTTAACCTTACCTTCCATTATGGAATAAATCTTTTCATCCATGTTTTTAACCTCTTCATGGTAAGTTTTTAATTGTCCGTATTCAATTTTATCTTCAGTATATAACGCTATAAAATCATCAAGATTCAATACAGCCGGAGTATCCGCTCCCAGTAGAGCAACTGCTTTTAACACTCGTCTATACTTCTTCTGATCAATCTTTAAATCCCAGTAAATCTCAGAACTAAATCTTCCGTACGCTTTTTTGTCAATCAGTTCTTTGATCTTCTTTGGTATGCCTTTAAAATCAGCCACCAGTTTTCTTCCTGAACGTTTAAGATTAACAACCCAACCAGCCGCTGGCAATCCGTCCTTCTGCAAAAGAACCTGTTTGCCATCGTGTCCGAGTTTCAAATACGGCTTTATTTCATTCCTTAGCAGGGAATGAGCTTCAACCATATCATCTAAATCCTGCTCCGTGTATTCGTCGCCATTCCATTTCCCCACAGATAATATCTCAACATCATTAACATCAAATGTTTCAGACGGATTAAATTCCTTATATTCTTTAGGCATTTTCATTTCCTAACTTATAATATTTCACGTTGTCTGTTTTCATTATGCCAACTCAACAAAATTTCCCTGAGTCCTTTTAACGGCAGGTATATTAAATTCACCATTGAATCCATCGTCTTTAAAAATAGGAACTAATAAAGAACGACAGTTATAATGTAATGGCGGATTGTACATATTTACTTCATTCGGTTTTAGCTTTTTTCCATGCAAAGAATTACACAAAGGCGTTTCCCTGCCATCTAATATTGCACTATATTCATAACCGACTATCTCATCCGATATTGTACCGAACTGTTGTAAACGCCCTTCGTTATAACCCGAACTTGTAACAGTCCTAACTATTGTCTCAATCTGCGGTTTACTGTATGTTGTGTCATAGCCCTGTAAGGCATCATCAATCATCTTAACTATATCTTTCACGCCCGCGCCTGAGCGTATGCCTTCTGTAACAATAGGCTTTACCTTTCCAAGTATCCTCTGCGTCTCTGCTGCGCTTATATCATACGCATAAGTTTCAATCCATTCTGCAATTTGTTCATCATTTAATACAAGCGGATCATCAACTATGTAATTCTTTTTAACTGTATCGCGCCCGGAATAAAAAGCATCTTTAATCATTGATCTTAGTATAAATTCTATCTTTGTCTGATATTTAAGATTAAGGTCTTTAATAGCTAAAAACTTCTTCTTCTCTATGATCTGTTTACGCTTAATATCGTCTACCATCGCATTGATAGATAGTTTATACATATCTGCTAACTGTTCACTATACTTAGCTTCAATGCTATTAAGTTCATTCTCTATAGCCTTGAAGTCTACACGCTTTGAATATTCACTATACTTAGTTAGCTTTTTTTCTTCTTTCGATTTTGCTTCTGCATCTTCCGGTTTTTTTCCTTCACCCGGTTTTCCTTCCTGATCTTGATTTTGACCTGTGATTGCTGCACGTTCTTCCTCTTTCTTTGCATTTATTTCATCGAGTTCTGATTGCTCTATTTCAGGAGCATCTATGTTCTGCAAGAACCAGTTTATATGAGTATCCGTAATTGGTATCTTGCCGCCATTAACAGCCATAATCCAGAGATTAAGCATCTTCTCTTTCTGTCCCTGATCTACAACATTAAACTTAAATTCGGCTTCCTGATCCGCGCCAAAATTATAAAACATCAACGGCTTAACGAGTTTCTGTGTAACAAGGCTTTCTATCTGTTTACGCACAAAGTCAACTATCGTATAAAACATGTCAAACTGTTCCTGCCCTAACGAGTAAGAACCGCCTCCCGTAGCTGCCCCGGAAAGCCCAAGTAAATCAGGAACTAACATGGCTCGCGCGATAGACATATTGTGTTTGTCTATCGCTCTCTCATAGTTATCTGTACCCTTACTGGCTTCTTTAAAGTCTATCATAAAGCCTTCAGGGAAGACAGCAAATGTCTTAGCTTGTATGTTCTCGCCTACTTTCTGTAGTTCACTTATCGCCCCTGAACCGGCTGTCTTAGGATATGTCCCATAGCCAAATGGCATTCCATGTCTTTCAAGATAGATATTCCAAAACTTGATAATTGCATTCTTTGACCAATAGGCCCTGTAAACACCTTGATTAAGCACACTCTTTCCATAAGGATTATCGAACTCTCCCTGATAGGCAAAGTGCATAAACTTAGTCGGTTTTAATTTAAGCGTCTGACCTGTAACGTTCTGTTGTATCTCAAGTATATTACCTTGCTGATCAAGACGAAATTCAAAGTGATGAGGCATACGTGTCTTTAGGTTACTTAACCATATCTTGCCTTCTTCCTGTTTCATGATGATCTCAGTCAGGCTATAGCCATAGTCCATTGCCGTTAGCAGGTTATATAATTTACGTGCGAATATCTCATCAAGGCTGTTGAAATTCTTAGTTATGAATTCAGAAGCTTCTTCATTCTCGGATTCAATTATCCATTCTGCTCCTAAGATAATGTGTTTAAATAATCCAAGTACGGCAGATACTTGATCGTCTTCTCTCATCTCATCAAAAAGATCGTAGCTGCCTTTCTTTTGATATAATTTGTCGGGATTATAGTATGGTATATTAAAATGGGTATACATGGCTGAATCTGCCATTGTAGACGATTTCAATAATTCATTTACAGGAGGTGGGATTTCTTTATTATAAGATAATTTACCGATCTGAAATTGCAATTAGCATAACCGTATCCATAGACTATTTAGAGGTTTTATTTTCAGTTAATCCATAATACATATTTAATAATAATATGTCAAGAATAATTTACCATTGTTCCGATGTTTCACGTGATCCATATATATTTAAAGTAGAAATACCATGATTTCTCGAATCAGAATATAATGCATAGCGTACAGAATCCATGCAATCATCATTTACTTTTAGTGGCACTTCCTTAATTGTATTTTTGGCGTCCCATATATAAGAATCAAATTCTCTTAACGTATAAAAACAATCATTGCTTATAAATAGTTTCTTATCGCCGATCATGCTTTTAACATGCATTATCCCATCAAATACATCCTTAATACAGGGCTCTGCAGGTATTTGTGCACGCTGTAGATCTTCTATTATTTCCGGTCTGGAATAATCACAATATATAATTTCAATATCATATTCCTGCATTTTATTTTTAACTATAGCTATTATGTCGGAACTCGTAAGTTTACGTTGATATATTTCATCATACTGATAATATGTATTCTCTCTTATTCCGAATATGTTTAACGATGTAGGGTGTTCAAATCCAAAATCAAGTCCTGCGATCCATCTATGTATTTTACGTTTATCCGGTAATTGTTCAGGCTTTATCCGTTGTGCCATAGGCAGATTATATATCATGCCTTCAAGACTACCCCACTTACCCATTACCATTCTTTCATAGTATTCAGGGTTAGTGTCCTTCATTGTTCTTAAATCGTTTAAATATTCAGTAGGTAAATAATCGTTATCTGCGCTTATGGAATATATGACTTCGCTGTTTGCAATAGGATTATCAATAAAATATTTATATACCCAGTTCCCAAATGTTCCCGGATTAGTAGCCCCGAATATACACCCCGGCATATTCTTTTGTCTCATGCGAGTACGAAGCATTTTAAATATTTCTTCTGTTGTATCGGTCATTTCCTCAATCCCGGCAAAACCTAAATTCAATGATTTAAGCTTATTCGGATCATCAAACGATCTGAATATTACTTCCGACCCATTTCTAAATATAAAATGCTGTTCTGTTTTGTTATAGGATTTTATTATTTCGGATGGTACTATATTAAGAAATTCTCTAAGCGTGGTATCTCTTAAAAGCGGATATGTTTGCGCTCCAATAAGTCCGAATATTCCCGGGTATGTCTGGCATAAATGCTGCGCTCTCAAACAGATTGAATATGTTTTTCCACTTCCTACGCCACCGGAGTTTAGGATATATCGTTTATCAGAATTAACGAAGTATGATTGATGGGAAATCAGATCGAAAAATACTTGTTTCATTCCTTTGTTTTATTTCGATAGATTATCTCTATTCCTTCCGGGGTTGATATTTCATGCTTTTCTGATGCCTTCCCCGACATCTTCATAAACGCTAATATATCATTTGTCTTAGCTTTCATCATACCTTCTAAAATCTTGTAGTAGAGCAAAGGCATTTTACGAACTTCTTCAGCGTTTCTTTGTGTTTTGATTAACATTAGAAGCCTGTCTACTTCCTCTATCGGCAATAAAGATATGTGGTTTACTATGTTATCAAGGTCATTCTGAGATAACATATTATCTTCCTTGAGGTAATTAAAATAGTTTTTCGGTCTGCCATTTCTTTCAGGCTGGTTTTCTTTAGAGAATTGTGTTGCTTCCCCGTATTTATATATTTCTTGATTCATAAACCGTTTTTAAACCGTTTCTATCTATTTATCGTAATATTATAATATATTGATATTATTCCTTAGTTTTCCACATCAAACCAACCAAGTTTATTACTTCTCCATATTTAGCAGGATTTATGTCAAGTATCATGTCAAGATATTCTCTTGACTTCTCATAATTCTTGTAATAACGCATTTCCTGTATTGCTAAATAATACAGAAAGTCTTCCTGTCCCGGCTTCTCTTGCGCCAGTTGCTCGAATAATGCCTTTGATTGTTTAACGTGATTGGTTATATTGCTCTCTTTTGCTTTATTCTCATCCCATTGATTATAAAGATAGGCAAGTTGTTTTCTTATTTTATAGTGGTTCCCTGTTGGCTCTAAAGCTTCTTTTAATACTCTTTCCTGTTCATGTAAGTCTTTGAAGTTTTTAATTGCGTTCATTACCCACGCATCCGGGTATCCGGGGAATACTTTTCTTGCTTCTTCAAATTTCTCGGTTATGAATAATTCCATTGCTTTCTTCTGTTTCTCAATGAGTGATACTATATCAAGATAATTTTCTTTCTGGATGATCCCGGGTTCCGTCTTAGTGCATAGCACTGTATATCCATACATTTGATCATCTTCTTTGACTATCTGAAAACCTGATTTATTTAATAGGTTTCTAAGACTTACTTTGCTAAACTGGTTTACGTGGTTTAAATGATATAACTCCTCAAATTCAGAAGCCATCATTCCCGAAGGTTCGTCAAGAATTGCATGTTGTATAATTTCAGGCACGCTTATATAAAGATAACCATTATCGTTCAAATGTTCGTTAAACTGTTTCATGAGTTTATCAGGATACTGAATATGTTCAATTACATGATAGCAACTTATAAAGTTATATTTGTTGTCCGGTATTGTGTCATAAGCATCAATATGATATTCGTTCTTCGCGAACTTTTTAAGTATATCGCTTGTTTCTACTCCATGTACGGTAACGTCTGAATTCCATGATTCTTTTATTTCTTTCAGAAAGTAACCTGTTGCGCATCCATAGTCCAATGCTGATTTAATTGTTTTATTAAAATCTTTCAAAAACTTTCTATGATATGCCAGCTTTCTATTTTTAGAAACGATAGAGCCAACATCAACTATTTTGACTAAATTGTCATAACGCCTTCTGAGTTCTACATCGTCTGTGTAATCGTAGGTTACAAATCCGCAGTTCTTGCAAATCTTAAATCCTACTGGCTCATCAATAAGTAAGTCTCTTTCATACCAGTACTTTTGATCACGTAAATAATCTAAACTTTTCCAGTCCGACGACTCACATATTGAGCATGTTTTGTTTTCAATTACCATAAATTCTCCTATTTTATTATATCTTCCAGTTCTTTAACTGATAGCATATGCCTTTGATCTGTCAATGACTTTCCATCTATTGTGCATTCGATCATAAAATGTTTTACGTCTATTGCTTTAAATGCCTTGTAAGTATCTCTCACGTATTCTTTACGTCCTACACTATGAGAGCAATCAACAACAAGCCTATCGAATATGTCCGGTCTTTCAGTCTTTATCCTGATAACACCTTTCAAATCAGGGGACCAGCGACTGTCCTGTTCACGATCTATATTGACTTCCCCTCGCTCTATTATATAAGGTTTTATATCGTATCTGTCAACAATTAAATCATATAAATCAATTGTTTCCTGAATAGTCATTGCCGGAGAACGCTTCAACATTATGTCGCCTTTGTATAAATCACATAATGACTGAATTAAAGAATAGTTTGAACAATTCCGCGCTCCTATCCATAAAAAGTCCAATTCATTACATTCTGCTACCTGTTGTGGAATCTGAACCTCTGTTCCTACAGGCATTAGCCTTTGACGAATATATTCAAGCACATATAATCCTTTCTTCCCTACGCCTTCATAATATCTATCAGCACGAGTCCCGCCTCCAAAAATCTTAACTCTAAAATGTGTAGCTATTCCTTTTAATGCCTCGGCAGTATTTCTTATTATTTCTTTATCGGCTTGTGACGTGAAAAGACAGTTTCCAGCTATAATCAAAATAACCTCTTCTTGAAAAACTTTTTAAATTTCATTTCGTTATACTCTTTTAATTCCGCTGGTTTAGCTTTCGGCATTAGGTATTTTCTACGCATTAACTCGCCCTCAATTATGCTTTCTTTTCGTTCAAGATCGTTTGCAAATAGATAACCATTTGAACTGCGTTTAATCTCGTATATTTGTTCTATAAGTTTTACAAGATTCTTACTGGTTATCTTGTAAACTTGTAAACGAAAAGATTCTATACTTACTTCAGTGAGCTTTTGTGCCATTAATTTATTAAATATCCTTTATTATAACATTAGATTCAATTACGTCCTGTACTCCTATAACGATATTAGAAACCTGTTCTTTTGTAAGGCCATTTGGGAATATTACTTGCAAAGCAAATTTTACAACATCATTATTTATTTTTATCGGAGCACATGTCACATAAAATCTGCGTGTATCACATTTATAAAAATCGTCACCGGCTATCCATTTTTTTTCATCCATTCGTAAACCCTTCCCATTCCTTCCTGATATTTTATAACCGGTTGCCAATCAAGTAAATGATAGGCTTTCGTAGTACTTACGTCTTCTTTCTTAAAATCTCCGTAACGAGTAAAGCCCCGTTTAAAATTTACTATATTTCCGGTTAATTCTTTAACAGTATCTATGGTATTCATAATAGATATTTGTTCATTACCGCAAATATTTATTATTTCTCCATTGCATTTTTCAAAATCAATACAGGCTTTATAGATACCGTCTATAAGATCATCAATATAAATATATGTCCGTGTTTGGCTGCCATCACCATTTATTTGTATTTCCTCACCTTTTAATGCTTTATCTAAAGCTATGTAATTAAACAGTTCTTTCCGCATTCCCGGGCCATAAACCGTTCCTATTCTTAATATGCAATAATTAAGCCCTGGCATGCCTTTTAAAATATACTCCCCTGCCATCTTTGAACATGCGTATGGTTCATTTGTTAGCGGATAGGATGTTTCATCAACGTATTTGTCACTGTGGTATACACAACAAGTAGAAATAAATATCATTGGAATATCATGCTTAACGCAGAATTTAGCTACTTCATAAGTTCCACGAATATTAACATTAAAATTCTTATCCTGATCTTTAATTGAATCGTTAAGATTAGCTATGGCCGCCATGTGTACAACCATATTAATCTTTTTAGGAATGAATATTTCATTAATTGCGAGTATATTATTTTCTGGCAAATCAAACGGAATTACTATAATATTTTCCTGTTGCAATTTTTTGCAAAACGCTGAAGGAATAAACCCTCTATTTCCGGTTACAAGTATATTCATAAATTATTCGGATGCTCTGCCTCCTGCGTTAATTGACCCTTCCTTTTCCGGTAACACCATAGAACGTCTTTATAATAACATATAGAACAATTCTGTTTTAATCTATTCAAAAATTCTGTTCCAAGCTGGTAGCGCGTATTTTCTTTATACTTTAATTCGTTTATAAGTCTTTTAGATATTAAACTGCATCCCATATGAATTTCATTGAAATTATTTATTTCCAGAAATTCCCCTGATTCGCTTATCCGCTGATAGCCAGCAAGTACACAATCATCATGACTTTCTTCAAGCAAATCAAACATTGTCTGTAATGCAACATCTTTTAAAAGATCATCAGCATCAAGAGCCATTATGTATTTACCTCTTGCCATCTCTAAAGCCCGATTTGAATTAAACGCCTGCCCTTTATTCTCGCTATTCCGCACAAACTGAATTTTACGCCTTTCGTTAAAATGTAGTGTATCCATGAATTCGGCGATCTTTTCGCAGGTTTTATCTGTTGAGCAGTCATCAATTATAATATATTCCCAGTCGTCAAATGACTGTTCAATAACTGACTTCATGGTTTCCTGAATACATTTTTCGACATTATAAGCTGTTGTATAAACTGTAACTTTAGGCTGTTTGTTAATTCGTAGTAAATATTTATTCTGCTTTAACAAATTGATAATATCAAGTGTGCCCGGTCTTTTAAGTAACGAAAAAAGCACTCGTAATAACGTCAGGTCTTCTTCATAATCCATCGTCAACCGAAATGAGTGCTGATATTCAAACGGCGGAAAATATTCTATCCAGTTGTTTTCCGGTGACTTCAGGTAATAGCTTGTAAATTCTGAAAACTTATCCCCAAGCATTTTTACAGCCCTTCGGAGTGCGTCAACGCTTATAACTTCCCCGGATATGCCTTCAGGGCATTTCGACAAATAAGTATAATCTCTATTGCCTTTGATATGGAAATCTATCTGAAGAAATAAAAGTGATAGGTCAATCAGGATGTCATCATGAGTTATTCTAATAACGTGATCAAAGAAATACTCTTCAGCACATTCTAAAAGCCTGTGAGTTGGGCAAAATGAACCTTGAAACACTTCAACGCCTTTACTCTTTGCTATATCAATTATTTTCTGCTGCTGTCCATCGTCTGGAACGGCTACTACTACTTCGTATTTATCATTAATAACATGATTCAATAGTATTTCAAAACAGCTTACTCCGTTTATTTCTTCCAGAATCTTTTCATGCATTCTGTTTGACTGTAACCGTGTTGGAATAATAATTCCGATATTGCTTTCTTGTTTATTCATTATTTATATCCTTCAGCACTCGTACACTTAAAACACGGATCATTTGAATAATTCCCATGCTTCAAAGTTTTAATCAGTGCTTTCCTTTTATTAAAATTCCATATTTCAGATAGAGTATTGTCTTTAACATTGCCTAATAATAAATCTTTTGATCTACCATAGCAAACACAACATGGATAAACATTCCCATTTATAGCAATTACCATTCGGCGGTTGGGCTGGTTGCAGTATTTTCTTTGACTGGTTACCTCCCCAGGAATATCATAATGTATAGTTTCCCATAAATAAATTTTAGAATCATTTCTTGGTATCGCTGGTCTTATATCAAAATTAACCCCATCTTTAAAAAATTCTTTGAACACTTCGTCAGGTTCAGTCAACTTTGATGTCCGGCGATTAAGTATTATCTTTGGCATTTTAGCTTCCTTACGATAAGCAATAAGTCTATCAAGGTTAGCAAGTGTCTTA